GAAACACTTTAAATAAAACATTATGCAAGACTATTGGATTTTTGATTGTTTCACAACAGGGGAACATAATATGAACGAAAAAATAATTGTTACTGCAAAAAGCGGTAAAAAAGCCCTTGAAATTTACATGAAACAAAAAGGCGTTACTGAAAAATTCAAAAGGGACACCGGAAACACACCGCAAGTTAAAGTAACGCCTGTGGCTATTGTAAATGGCGAAGTTTTAATTGATAGAAGTAATTGCCAACGTGCATATTGGTATTCCGCAGTAACAAATGATTGAAATATTCAAAAAAGGGTAGCATAAAACTACCCTTTTTTATTTGAAACACCCCCTTTTTAAAATTTGTTTACTTTGTCCACTGATATTTCTAATGTTTCCAACGAGTTATCCTCGCTCATTCTATCAAGGTCTGTTTGTGAAATATTAACCGGAAAACAACCTTCTAATACCCATGTATTTATAGTTGTAATACCGTCAGTACCAAGCTCTTTCACAATTAAAGTTCTTTTGTAAGCTTCCGGCAAGCCATAAATACAAGCTTGTAACCATTCAAACGTAAATAAATCTGCACCATTGATAGGTTTTAATTTTTCAATTGTTGCATTGCCGTAAAATGGTTTGCCTGCGGTTTTTATATTTGCGTCATAACCACCATGTTCTATAACTCCAACGCCATGCTCAGGTGGCGTAAATTTCTGAATAGCAATTTGGTCTATACCATCAATTTCTACTCGAAATCTGTATGCTCTTAAAGGATTAAATGGCATAATATTTTAGTTTTTAATGTTTTACAATACTTCAAGGGTAGCCGAAACTTCGGTGCTTACAACGTTAAATGTAATTGATATGTATTTTAAAGCAACAATTGGTGCAAATGTAATTCTAAATGAATATTCGCCGTTATCTACATCTGTAAGGTCATTGTAAACAGCGTCTTCAATTTTATCTACATTTTGGTCGCCTTCATAAAGATAATTAGGTCGGATTGCTCTGCCTGTTACCAATGATTGTAAGAATGGATTTACTCTTCTCCAAATAGCATTCCATTCCTGAACATCATTTGGCTCAAATTGTGAAGGTTTTGCAAGTGCAATAATTGTACGAGTCATGTGGACAATTAGCTCACTTACATTCTCATTTGAAAGTAAATCTTCAGTCATCTGAAGCGTTCTATTATCAAAAGGCACAACACCAAAATCAGGGTCATTAACAACTGCATTAACTCCAGCATCTGATAAATCATCCCATTCAGATTTTTTGGAATTTGCTGCTAAATTGTAATAAACTCCGGTGGCATCTGTAATAGGAAATTTTGAACCGGAACTTGAAAACCATTGTCCGAGATTGTTATCACGTTTTGCCTTCAACCCTAATATATCACCTATTGCACTAATATTAACATTTTGTTTTGTAACCGGATGGACAATAGTTTGAAGTTCACCATAATACATGGAACATAAATGATTATTCAATTTTGTGCCTGTTGAATAACTACCTTCGCATTTACGATAATCTTTTGCTACATTGCCGGAAATTCCGGTGGGGGTTCTTAAAATAGCCCGATATGTAGGCATTTCAGTATTGCAAACAGCCTGTAAAGCTACATCAATAGCATTTGAGGCTTTGTGAGGTACTGAAATTCGCACAAAATTAGTTTCATTTAAAAGAGCGTGAATACCTGTACCAGCTTCACTATCACCTACATAATCAGCATCTACAATTGCCGATGCTTCGTAATTACCACCAGCCAAAGCACCACTCACAGGAGTAGGAGAAGCTGGTAAAACAATTGTGCCTGCTGCAATTTTAACCTCAGGGCTTAATGAATTGAATTTATCCGCAAGAGTTTGAGTAACAACTGAAGGCATATTTCGGTATTCAAAATCTTTCATTCCTGAAATTTGCACCAAAATATCAAATTGTGTTGCTACTCCATTTGCTGCGGTTGAGACTTTAATCAAAGAAGTAAAATCACCAACCGACCTTGCGGTAAAAGCTACACCAGCCAAAGTTACCGTTCCTTTTGTCGAAGCTCCTGTTGTGTTATCGGTAGGGTCAGTATAATGCTCTGCTCTTGTTACAAGTAAAGGAGAGCCTTGATTTAATGCCCTGTAACACAATACAGGAAAATCGGTTGCAAAATAATCTTTCCAATTTTCAGGAAAACCTCCTAAGTATTTTTCAAATTCCTGCCAATTTCTAATTAAGTAAGTTTTGCCGATTTCTCCACGTTCAGTTTCTCCGATAACAGCCGCAACGCCAACTAATTGTGTTGCTTTTGAAGGAGTAAGAACATTAACATCAACCTCTACTCTTGGTCTGCCTGTTAGTCCCATTTTTTAAATATTTTATGTGTTATTTATAAATTTATATCGTTGATATTGAAAAGGTTATCGTTTGAAGTTCTGCTACGCTGTCCAAATCCTCAAAATCATCTAACCAAATATCTTTAATCAAATAATTATTAATAATTTCGTGAGCTTCCTTTAGCATAGAAACCGTTACTGCACCTGTAAATCGTAAAGGAATTTCCTCATTAATTTCTTGTCCGGCATCGTTAATCGGTTTAATCGTTGCCATGTTTCTTAGGGCAGTTCTTACAATTGATTGTAATATTCTTTCATATTCAGTCTTTGCAGAAATACATCTGACTTCAAAAGGTACATTATAAGTTGATGGTGCATACAATTGTTTTGAGTATCTATTTTGCCCTTCAATTGTAATTGGTTGATATTCGTTTATTCCAAATGCACCAATTGAACCTTCGGAATATGATTTTCTTATTAAAGTTATTCTATTAATTCCGATGCCTCCTTTTGAATACGAAGAGCCTTGTCCAAATACATCTACTACAATTGTTAATGCTTTCCTTGCTGCTTCATAAGTCGCTGCTGTTGTATAGCTTGTAATATCAGGAAGATAACCTCTTAAAACAGCTTCTTTACGAACAGCCTCAAATAATGCCCTGTCAAGTTCCCTTAGCTTCATAAGTATTTTTTTAGCTGTTTTCGTAAATAAATATCGGGGGTGTTATTTTGTCCATGCCACCGGAGAGCCTCATCAAAAGAAGGTTGCCATAGTGGTCTTGCAGGTATGTTATTAGGTTCATAACCAAATTCATGTACTCTTGCAATATTAGCAATTTCGTTTCCTTCCTCATCTACAATGGTTTTTTTAACTCCTACAAAAACCACATCATTAATAACATAAGAAGTTACTGATTGTCTGTAAGAATTTGTTGCAATAAGTATGTTATCTGAATCTCCATTTCTTACTTTACGTGCTAAATAGTCGGGGGATAATTCAGCCCAATTTAAGTCTTGTTTACTAAAATGTGTTTGAATGATAGCCTCAACTTTCAATCCGAAACGTTTTAATGACTTTTGCTGTGCAATCACCATTTCATACTTAAGTCTTGCAGCAAGTATAGCTACTTTTTCCCAATCACCTATTTTTTTGAAACTTGCCATGACTTTAACTATCTTGCATTATTCTTTCTATCAATACTTTACATAAAACAGGAACATTATCAAAATAACCGTCATAAAATACTTTTTTCACTTTATATTTTTCACCTTCCAAAATTATATAATCGTTTTCGGAATTAAACTTTGCAGTTGTAGTATTGAATAATGAAGCGGTCATTAAATCTGTGGTATTAAATGTTAAAGTAGCTTCTTTCCTATCGGATTGCCCAAGTTCTTTATTTATAGTATCATCTGAGGAAGTATATTCAACTGCGCATAATAACGTATAATCGGTATATTGAAAAACGTCTTCCATAAATCTATCAAAAGTGGAAGTTCTTAATTGATATATTATTGAAACTTTATGAAATGTAAAAGTTACATCTTCCAAAGCCTTTTTAACTTGCAATATTTGAGCGGGGGATAGTAAAGAAGTTGCCATTAGTTAATCCATTGAAAGTTAGTAATTGTATAAGGAATAGGAGAATCTTCTGTAATCAAATTACCGTTTTCATCTACCATAACGGCACAACCCAGAGTAGATAATTTTGTATTTGCGGAATTTCTGAAATTTCGCATTAAATTTTCTACATTCATTCCGAAACCGGCTTCATTTACTTTCAATTGGTCGTAAACTACTTTTGCCGAACCAGCCTGAGCTTCTTTAATGAATATATTTGTTGCTGCACTTATACCATTGCCACCAGCTACCTCTGCGGCTTTAAATAACAACGTTTCAACACAAATGATGTCTGCTATTGTAGAGCGTTGAAGTATGCTATAATAACGTTCTAAACCTATTTTACTTGTATCTTCCGCACCAATTTTGAAACAATTCTCAAGTGCAAACATAATTTCAAAGGTACGATTACTTAATAGTTCTTTATTCAAAGAATTATCAACTATAAAAGGTAATCTATTTAATACCATTTTATAGATGTAAAGTTGTGTTACATGGTCAGGTGCGAGTGCTACAGTAACATTATAAGCAGTAAAATAAGTGGTGTTTTCTGCTGTAACAGTATAAACAACCGGAATAGTAAAGTCAGTTTCAACTTCACTTGCAGGCAGTATTGTTGCATTTTCAGAAATTTCAATTTCGGGTATCAAATTAGTAACGTCAATTCCTTCAGTAAGCTCTAATATAACCGTATAAATATCATTTCGTATTGCACCAACAGCACCGTTAATTTTGAATGATTTGATTTGACTCTCGGTATTTTCTGCCACGTTTAAAGTAACAATAGTAATATCACCAGCCAAATCAAAATTAATAGGGGAGCTTAAATCAAGCATATTACCAGACAAAAACTCCGCACTATTAACTAAAATAGTTCCTTCAACATCAGTTGTAAAATAGACCAATAAAGTGGTGGCAGTATTAAATGGTACGGTAATACCTACCGAGCCTACGCCGATTGTCCCTGCAAATTCGTTGCCTACGTTGTCTTTTACTGTAAATGTTGTGAATACCATTTCGTATTATTTATAAAGATTTTAATTTTTCAATTAAATCAGATTTTTTGTATTTAGCCGAATCCCCTGTTCGTTCTTTGTATAAGGAAGCCATAGTCAGAAAATCGTTTGTTTTCAGGGCTTTTTCTATCTCCGATAAATCCTCAGAAGGTTCTTCCAAACTTTCAGTCATTACTGTTTCAACTTTAACCAAAATTCCGGTTTTTAATGCTTTCTGAATGTTTTTATCACCCTCATTAACTTCATAAATTTTGTCGTTACCATGATAGAATTTTTCGTTTTCGGAATCCCACCAACACCCACCTTTGTCTTTTAATTTTGCAAGCATAATATTTAGATTTTAAAATAAAAAAGGCAGCAGCACAAGCCGCTGCCTCAAAGAAAATTAGTATGTAGAAAAGGAAAAGGTTAGAAAGTCTTATTTTGATAGGTAGCCAAATCCATGTAAGCAGGAAAGGTGTTACCGGAAAATGCAACTGAGCGGTCAAGAATTACTGCGGCATCTCTTTTTAGTTTGTAAAGTCCAAAGATTTGTGAAACAGCAACTTCATAAACTTGCGACATAATGTCTTTGTCTTCTTCTATCATAAGGTCGTTCACAACCAATTTAACCAATGCTGATGCAGGGTCAACAAACATTACTTTGTTTGCCGGCATAATGCCATGAGTAATTGAATTTAAAGCTCTTACGTCAGCAGTTCTGCGGTTAATATTCAACAATTTTGTATCACCGGAAAAACCTTTAATTTCACTAATTAATGCAATATCAATAGCTTCGTCTTCTCGTGAAATCATGTATTGCGGAATACGCTGCAAGTTGCTCATTCGTGTTGAAATTCGCAAAAGGTCTTTATAAGTGAAAGTAGAACCGTCAGCAGTACCAATTACAGGTGCGCTTTCAGTGTTTCCTGCTTGCTCACCGTTGATTAATGTATTGATAATGTAAGCGTTTTCTTCAACAGCCATCAAGCGACCAATATCGGCAAGTTCCAAAGCAAGCAAATCAATAGTTGAATACATACGAGCTTCATAACTGATATTGATACCTTTACCAACTTTACGTACCCCAACGTTTTTACTTCCCATAGAAATTGAACCGAGTGAAAAACGTTCTGTTTCGCCTGTGTGTTTTGGTGCGCTGTCCGATACGTTAAAATGGGGTACAGTAATATTGTTTGAGGATACCGATTTTTCAGTTGAAATTAATTCACGGTAAACATTTTGTTCAATTCCCAAACGAACTGCGTCAATTATAATTTCCGGTATAATCCAATTACCAACGGCATTTAATTCCGGTGTGTTTGTGAAACTTGCAATGTTATCACGAGCGGTGTCGATACCAAGTGCAGTCAAATATTTGTTGAATGATTGTGCCGGAGTGCCGTCAAAACCATAAAGTTCTTTTAAATATTCGCCGATTGTGATAATTGCAGCAGGTTTGTTGCTTGTCGGGCTTTTCAGTGCCTTGTAAGAACGACCTACATTTTGAACGTCTTTAATGAAGCCCTGACGTTGTTCTTTTGCTTTTTCGGAATACTTCGGCATAGGATTACCACCATTGTCGAGTACTTCTTTTTTTAAGGATTCTACGTGTTTAAATTCCATTTTATCTTATGATTTTAAAGTTCAACAATAAATGATTAAGCCAATGGTAAAGCATAGTTAAAATCAACTGCAACAAGAATTTCGTTACCATCTGCGATTGCTGCTGTTAAAGCTATACCAACAGAAGCGTTACCTACAACGGTAGTAGTATATTCTTGTAATTTTGTGGTGTTGTTAAATGCACCTGCGGATACATTTGCACCAGCCGAAATTGCTGCGGTAGCTTCCCCTCTTAATACAACGCAGAAAGGAGTATAAACAGTAGCAAAGTAAGCACCGTTAAATTCTTCGGTAGTTTTAACAATACCAATAGGTTTGTCGGTTACAGCAGTAACGGCTGCAATTGTGCCATCAGATGCTAATTTAACTACTTGACCTACATTGTATAAAGCGGCAGCTTCAAATTTAATTGTAAGATTGCCACCCTCTTCTTTTTTTACAATTGCAGTTCCACCGATACCTAAAGAATGTTGAAAGGAATATGGATTTGGAGTCGTTGCCATAATTGATTAATTTTTAAAGTTTTATAAAGTTTTTTTAGTGTATTTTTCTCTTAATTCTTCGGAATTATAAG